TCCGTCCCATAGACGATAAACCACAAACCACAACGGAAAATTAAGGAGGTCTTATTATGACAGCAACACAGAAAAAAAAGCTTTTAAAAGTTAAGAGTGAAATCGAGTCTATGTTTATGGGAGATATAAAGCGTTTTGGCTTTACTCCATATATGATAGACATTGTACTTGACGTATACGGAAATTTAGTCAATGAGAGATCGGCGGAGACTATTTGCGAAGAAGTCAAAAACTATTTTGAAAAGCGGAAATTTACTGTTACTACAAAAGGCATAGGCTGGACAATTAACTAAAAGGAGGTCTTAATATGAAAACAGTAATGCGATTCAGTACAGGCAGTAAAGCCGATCTCGAAAAGATGATTAATGAGTATTTCTACTCGGAAAATTATGTTATCACAGATGATAACAGGGTATACAATAGCAAGCTGGGCAAATACCTTGACGATTATATCATACAGGAAAAGAAGTCAAGATGGAGCTTTAGGGAAATCGTAGGTTAATAGAATGACTGTTCTATCAATCGGAAAAGTGAGGTGTTGAACGCTTGTACTTGCCTATATGGTGACAGTGTATAGGCAATGACAAACGTTTAGCGAAAAATTAAACGTATATTAAAGGAGGTCAATTATATGACATTTGTATTCAACTATAATCAGAAGCAGCTTGAAAGAGCTTGCGATGAGTTTACGGAAATTCAGAAGATAGCAGATAATGAAGTATGCAAGGGCTGGGATATGAAGTACTTTTATAATGAGCTTAATATCACAAAATATAAGGATTACTACCGTGTAGGAGAGTGTTATCAAGGGGAAATCTTACGTCATTTTAAATGCAGATTTTACGGCAATGAGATCACGATATTTGAAGCAATGGAAAATGGACGTGTTTTTAAAGCAGACAGATATTTAAAGAAATATGCACAATGTGCAATGAGAGTGTTTGCACTTGTGAAGTGCGGAAAAATTAATTAAGGAGGTTTAATTATGTACGAATACAATATTATTTAATAAATTTGAAAATATGCTTCAGTATAAATGTGAAAATAATGGAATAAGATGCATATTTACAGATGAAAGTTATACTTCTGGAACTTCTTTTATAGATGGTGAATATCCTGATAAAGAATTGTATGATAAACAAAGGCGCATATACCGAGGCTTGTTTGTATCTAATGATGGAAAATTTATAAATGCCGATGTAAATGGAGCATATCAAATTATGAAAAAGGCATTCCCAAACGCTTTTGCAGATGGGATAGAGGGTGTAGGTTTACATCCAATGGTATTGAAATATCATAAAGGGTAATACCCAATAAATTAATGCTTTAATTGATGGAAAGTTGGCGAACATTGTATGCGGAGCGTAGTTCATGCGCTCCAAATAGAGTGCTCACAGCACAACAAATTAACGATAAAGGAGTAAATAATTATGACAAATGAAAAGTATTTAAAGCTTGTAAACAAGGCTATTGAAAATCTGAAAGATAATGATGATAACTACGGACAGGCTCCTATTGACTTCATGAGGAAAAACGGGATCAAGTCAACAGATAATATGTGCCTTTTCCTTGACAGTGTAGGAGTTTACCTTGAGGAAATCAGATGTGGACTTCTCGCTGATATCGAAGCAGAAGAAGCAAAGAAGAACGGAAAATCAAGTGTGCTATCTGCCATTAAGAAGCTATGCAATGACAATTACAAAGCACAGCAAAGCGTAAGACCGCAGCTTGCATATGCGAATTATGACGAAGTGGAAAACAAGTATATCACAGTTAATGGTTATTGGCTGATTATGTCGGAAAATCCTGCTGGTATGGTGGAGATGCCTGAGAACGTCAAGAGGGATATTAAAGAACCTTTAAAATATAAGCAGTGGATTCCTAACAAATGTGATATGCACACGGTATCACTTCCGACACTGACGAAGATCAGCACTTATTTAAAAGCTCGTAAAGCCACAAGGAATAAGCGTGACGAATCCTGGGATAGACTTGTATTCAATGGCTTTGCCGTTAAAGGTAAATGGTTAGAGGCAGCCATGAAGATAACAGGCTCATCGGAAATTTATGTTAAGAGCGGCGGGACCGCACTTCTCATGGAAGGAAACGGATATACAATGGTGCTGGCGCCTATGAGGAATACAGAAGTAGACAAGGACACAGGAGAAACAAAACATATGCCAATCACAGACTTTGACAATATCTGAGAGGAGGATATTTATGACACTATTACAGGCGTTAACATTAGCTGAAAAGCTGGAAAAATCACACATCAAAGTGCTCAAATGGTTCATAGAGAACGGACAGTTTGAAGGCTCATATAGAGAGCTTTCAACTGCCATCTATGGCAAACCAAATGTAGCAAGTAACGTAAACAAATACGTTAAGCATCTTGCGGAGATCGGACTGCTTATAGTAGCTGTCAATGATGATTGCAATTGCTTTGACGTAAACAGGACTTACATCTACGTCAATCCGGATTGGAAATAAGGAGGAGTAATTATGTACGAAGCAGTAAAGCGTGAACTGGAATTGAGAGACAGAGACGAGAGAGGAATACTCGGAAATTTGAGTTATCTCGAATTGCTTTGTCTCGCCTATAAATTACATATCTGTCAAGGAGGAAAATCAAATGAGAACAGAAATTCAGGTATTCACAAGTGAAAAGTTTGGACAGCTCAGGACAATCGAGGTTGATGGCAAGCCGTATTTTGTTGGCAAAGATATTGCAGAATCTTTAGGATATAGTAATACAAAAGATGCTTTGGCTAAACACGTTCATCCTGATGATAAGAAGATAATTCAAAGGTCGGATTTTGCTACCTTTGACAATCCTTTAGAGTTTGCTTTAGAATATATCCCCAATAGAGGACTTACCTTTATTAACGAATCTGGCTTATATTCACTGATTTTAGGAAGCAAAAAGGATAAGGCTGTTATGTATAAACATTGGGTAACATCTGAAGTATTACCCTCTATACATCGCACAGGATCGTATATAGGCAAATCAGAAAATCCAAATGTAGCACTTGTGACTATCACTCCTGAGATGGCAGAAGAAATGCTAAAGAAGAACATAGGCAATCGGAAAATCAATCAGGCTAATGTAAACCGCATTGCAGCAGATATGGCAACAGGCAATTACAAGCTGAATGGTGAGACAATTAAGATAAGCCCTAACGGAGAAATACTTGACGGTCAGCACAGACTCTTAGCAGCCGTTAAAAGCGGAATGACATTCAAAACATACATCATATACAACGTAGAGCGTGAGTCTATCGGCACTATTGATATGGGCAAGGGCAGAAGCGTTGCCGATTCTCTTAATGTCATGGGTTGTAATATCAAACAGGGAATTATCCCTGCTATGAACTTCTATTTTAACAGAGGACAGAAGCTCACGACAGCACAGACAGGATGTTTATGGAATACCTACGAGGATAAATTGAATATGATATGTGATGTTCTTGTGGGCAGTCATCACAACTACTTATTATCTCAGCGTGATCTTAGAGGCTTTGTAATACATCTTGCCATATCGGAAAAGTGGTCTGAGGATGATTTAAGAGTGTTTGTAAACGGTTTGAAGAATAAGCCTAACCGTGATACAACTTATGAATTATCTGCATATAACTTCCGCAATTGGTACGACAGAAAAGTACACGGCAAGCTCCGCAATCTGAAGTCACTCGGAGAAAAGAATAAGGCTAATGTCACGCTTGATGCACTCTGCACACTGGCAGAAGGCTACGCAAATGACAAGCTGGTGCGTTCATTCGCTTGGAAAATCGTGCAAAGGGAGTCTTAGATACTGGATATAACATTGCACAGCAAAGATTTATTGCATTAACAGCAGAAAGCCGGAGCCGTATAGAAATGGAGGAATAATTATGAATAATAACAGATGTGTAAGTTGTGGAGCTATTATCCCCGAAGGCAGACAAGTCTGTTACAGATGTTTAAGGGGGAAATTCAAGCGTTTTGGTGCGCTATTAACAGCGTCAGCCCTTATGATATCTATGTCGCATCCTACAATGGTAAGAGCATATCAGCACGATATGGGAACATTAATGCGTGACGTTAACTTTGACGGAGTAGTAGACAGCAGAGATGCATCAGAGGTTCTCTCGGAATACGCAAGAATTTCAGTCGGTAATGAATCGCTGTTCACCGAAACTCAAAAATATGTTGCTGATGCTAACGGCGACGGAATGATAACAGCTACGGACACTACAGATATTCTCACATATTATTGTAGCAATGCAGTATCACCGCAAACAGTAGTATTCACCGTGATGGTTGCAGAACCCGATAAGGCAGTAAGGCGTGAGCTGTATCGTGCGTACTTCATTGAACAGGCTCGGCACTATATAAACTGCGTTACGGAAAATTACCCAGAAGGAACTGATCTGTATATAGTAGCCACTAAGACATCATGGGGGAATAAAACCTCGTCACAGAGTTGTGATATAGTAAAATAGGAACTACCAAAATGATAGCTCCTAAGTATTAGTTGACTGTTTGGAAAAATTGATAGTAAACGCTAACAACTTCTTCTTGACAATCGGAAATTTGCGTGGTATAATAAAAGTACAGAGTAAAACTCATAATATTTTAGGAGGTCGATGACCATGTTGGAAAATGCTATCAGAAAAGAATGTAACATCATTGAGATGTTCCCCGAAAAGAAGCGAGACTTCTCGGCAATGATACCGCAGAGCATACTTCCCGACACAGAGAAGGAGCTTGCTGAGGTCATTGATATCGAGGACAACATGACAGATACAGAAGGTATGGACGCTATGAGTGAGTCTATATTTAATGGCGTAATTGAGTATCTGTTGGAAAAAGGAAAGACAAGAGATGCGCTAATGTACGTATTACAGGCAAATTTCGGAATCCGTCACAGCGATCTTATCAAACTGAGACTCATAAATCTGATTGACATTGACGGAAATTTCAGAGACAAAGTAAATTGGTGTGAACAGAAAACAAGCAAAACTCGCCAGTACATTATAAACGATGCGGTGAAGGCAGCGACTATTATCTATCTTAAAAATCATGCGGACAAGAAGTTGACCGACTTCCTGTTCACGGCAGAGGGTAGAAATAAAGGTTACAAAAAAGCCACCTATAAAGACGAGAACGGAAAAGTTAAAGCTCTTAGAGTAAACGGAAAATTCGTTTATGAGCGTGATGAAAATGGAAATCTTATTCCAGAACCACTACGCAGAGATCAGGCAGAGAACACTTTAAAAGATGTGCTCATCGCAATAGGCGTGAAACTGAAGAATGATAGTCGTTGTAAGGACGGTGAGTATAAGCTAAATACCCATAGCAACCGTAAATTTTACAGTGAAAAGTTTAGCGAAGTTGCTTATACTTTAAAGACAGAGGGCAGACTTAATGTTGATGCAGATGTGTTAGCACTTGTGCAGCTCGACCTTAGACACTCATCAATGCAGACTACTATGCGCTACAATCACAGTTTCGACCGCATTAAAGAAGTAGTTTGTCAGAATATGAATATTGGTCTTTCAGTTCTTGAAAGATACTTATAATAAGGAGGAAATAAAAATGACAGAATTTATGGTTGGTATGTTAGCGGGAGCTTCAATTTTTGCAGCCACAATTGCTATTAGCATGGCAAAGGCTGCCAAAGAGATTGACGAGACTGAAACAGTAATCTTTTCAAAGGAGGTTGACAAGTATGAGCTGGAATCCTGACGTATTCTGCAAGTGTGCTAACTGCGGAGACGAAATTTATATAGGGGAGAATTACTATAAACTTCTTTGTCCGCTAAATCCAAGAGCGACACATGAGAGAATAGTTTACACGTTCTGTGAGTCTTGTATTGATAGTGCAAGAGATGAAGCACGTTTTGAGTCACTTGATGATGATACAATAGTGGACATAAAGGCTCGGATAGCTAAGTTTGTTAAATAATAAAAATATATCGGAAAAGTATCGACAAACGGAGTAATGAGTGATATAATATAATTGTAGGGAGAAGGTTTTATCTCCTCCCTACAGCCAAGCCTTTGCAAGGCGACAAATTAGATATTGCGGATTAGCCAAGTTAGGATGAAGGCATACGACTTTGACTCGTACATTCATAGGTTCAAATCCTATATCCGCAACTTAGTTTCTTTCATAGCGATAACTCCTTTCTGAAAAGTCCTGCGGAGAGACTTGAAACCTCCGCAAACACGGAATCTACACTGTGCCATTGTGTGCAGTTGACCTCCTAAGCCCTGCTTGGCAGGGCAATATGGGACTATGGCGAAACAGGCAAACGCATGGTACTCAAAATACCACGCCGAAAGGCTTCTCGGTTCGAGTCCGAGTAGTCCCACTAAGCATACTATATGTTGCGGTTTATGTACAAATAGACTGCAATATATAGTATTTTTATAAAAGAATGATGTTTTATTAAGGAGGAATAATATGTTAAACTTAAAAGTTGGCGATAAGGTACTTATGCGAAACACATGGTGCACAGAGATCGGAGTCGTCGATAAGATAACCCCTACTGGTTTAATTAAAGTTGATGGTTACACATTTAGACCTGATGGGCGTGAACGAGGTGGAGATAGTTACCATCCGTGGAACATCGAACCACTTACACCTGAATTAGAAGTTGAATTTTATAAAAAGCGGTTTATATCTAAGGTTGCTAATAGAGCAAGTGATTATGATTTTAGAAATATGTCTTATGATATAGCAAAGACTTTGAACGAATTATTGGGCTTACAAATAAAAGAATAAATCTATCAAGAAGCAAGGCTAATGATGTCATATATGTACTATTATAGCATATTTGACCAGCGTTTGCAAGGAAACATCAGTTATATTTTCTGTTGCCTAACACTTGCTTTTTCATACTTATCGTGCTATAATAGAAGCATAGGTCATCGATCCGATGTCTATCGGTGCTAACATTTCAGACCTATAAAAAAAGCGTGCTGACCTAAATGGTCATAGGAGGACTTCAAATGGATAAAACTATATGCGAACTGTTTGCCGGAGTCGGAGGCTTTCGTCTCGGGTTCGACCGCCTTGCGTCTGGCTGGGAGACTAAGTGGTTTTCACAATGGGAACCCGGTGCCAGAACACAATGGGCTCATGACTGCTATGTCCAGCATTTTGGTGATTTACCTGACATTGACGGTGAATTCCATACAGGCGATGATATAAGCACTGTCGATAAAGCAAAAATCCCAAACCACACATTACTTGTCGGTGGATTTCCTTGCCAAGACTATAGTGTTGCTCATACTCTTGCATCATCGAAAGGAATTGAAGGAAAAAAGGGAGTCCTCTGGTGGCAGATACGAGATATTTTAGAAGAGAAACAGCCCCCATTCTGCTTGTTGGAAAATGTCGATAGACTTCTTAAATCTCCTGCTAAGCAGCGCGGTCGTGATTTTGGTGTCATCCTCTCATGTTTCGCACAGCTTGGTTACAGCGTTGAATGGCGTGTGGTAAATGCAGCACTTTATGGCGCAGCACAGCGTCGCAGACGAACCTTTATTTTTGCATACAATAATCGTACTAAATATGGCAAGAAAATGTCAAAAGCTAAAGCAGAGGATATAATCAAAAACAGAGGTTTCATGGCTACAGCATTTCCTATAAGTGAGACAAGTGATTTTACTAGTATCAGTATCGGTAGCGATTTGGTTGATGTAAGTGACCACTTTGCATTCGCATTTGAAAATGCAGGATTCATGTCAGGTGGTATTATCACAACCGCTAAGATAAAAGAACAAGAAGAAGAATCTGTAAAACTTGGTGATATTCTGGAAAAAGAAAGTGTAGATGAAAAATACTTCATTTCAAATGAGAAAATGGAGAAATGGATGTATCTTAAGGGCGCAAAGAAAATTGAACGTACAGCCGCCAACGGACACAAATATACTTTTTCAGAGGGACCAGTTGCTTTTCCCGATCCGTGGGATCGCCCTGGAAGAACCATGCTTACAAGTGAATCCACTCTCAATCGATCAACTCATGTTGTTGCAGACCGGAAAACAGGTAGTTTACGATTGTTGACGCCTGCCGAAGCTGAACGCTTACAGGGATTTGATGATAATTGGACTAATACCGGAATGCCCGATAGGATGCGGTACTTTTGCATGGGAAACGCACTTGTCGTGCCGATGATAACACGAATGGGAAAAGTCCTCGATATGATAATCGCTGAAGAAAAGTAAGCCATCAACTAGCTTCTAGCAGATAGCCGAGTACAAGCGACTTCTGAAAGCGGCGGTTGAGGATTTAAATGCTACTGTTGCCAAAGTTTACAACGGTGGTATAATTTGCGAATGTTGTAAGTGGAAGTCGCAAATAGGCGAATGTTGCTGTCCTGATTCCGGTGGTTGTGATACTGATTATCGATGGCGTTATGCCGATAAAGCCAAAAAACTGTTAAATGATGAAAAATAAACAACGTAGAATAGGCAAAAACAAGCCCTATTTTTACGATAAAAGCTACATTTTATTGACAAAACTAATGGGGAATGATATACTTGTAAGGTATATGTAACACATAAATGATTAGGGGGAACAATTATGAAATGTAAAATATGCGGTAAAGAAATTAAAGAGGGTAAGTATTGTTATTACTGCGAAATGAAGTCCCGGATTCTTTTTGGGGTTTCTGCCTCAGACGCAGTAAAGAAGATAACTAAAGGAGGAAAATCCAGTGCTAAATCTAAATGAGATATACAACATTGATTGTCTTACGGGCATGACACAGATAGACAATAAATCAATAGATATGATATTTGTCGATCTTCCTTACGGAGTTACAGCACACAATAAGTGGGACTCAATTATTCCCTTTGAGCCTATGTGGGAGCAATTTGAACGTATCATTAAAGACAACGGGGCTATTCTTCTTTTCGGGCAGGATAAGTTTTCAGCGAAGTTAATGCTCTCAAACGAGAAGTTGCACCGATACAATATCGTGTGGAAGAAAACAACTCCTACAGGGTTTCTTAATGCAAACCGTATGCCTTTAAGAAGTCACGAGGATATAATGGTGTTCTACAAATCTCTACCTACCTACAATCCTCAGAAAACAACAGGACATCAGCGTAAGGTTAGTAAGGCAGAACATAAACGCAATTCGGCCATTACAACAGACTACGGAGAACACGGTTTAACTACCTACGATAGCACAGAGCGTTTTCCTACGAGTGTATGGGAGTTTGCAACGGATAAACAGAAATCAGCTATTCACCCGACTCAAAAACCTATTGACCTTTGCCGATATGCTATCCGTACTTACACCAATGAAGGAGACACAGTTCTTGATTGTTGTTGTGGCAGTGGTTCAATCCCATTAGCTGCGAAGTTAGAAGGCAGAAACTATATCGGCATGGACAATGGGGTATGTGAAAAGAAGAATAGTGAGTATTTTGGTAAGCCGTGGGCTGAGATAGCAACAGTAAGAATTATAAATAACGAAATTTGATAGAACAAAAAGTTTGGTGTCAGAGGGGTGTTGAACATGGGTGAATACACTGACATGGATATGTTAAAAGGTCTTGTAAGAATAATTGAGCTACTTACCGTAGAAAATAAAGAGTTGCGACAAGAAATCAAGGATTTGAGAGTAGAACCTGCAATGCAGTTCAGCCTCACATCGCTGGGTTGCCACCTGTAACAGACAAAAGGGGGGGGAGTAAATGAAGTTTACAATTGAGAAACGTGATCTCTTTACAGTGCCTAAAGATTATTACCTTTGCCATTGTATATCAGCAGACTTTGCTCTCGGCGCGGGAATTGCGAAGAAGTTTGCAGAGATGGGCGTTAAGAAAGCGTTGATAGAATCCTTTGGTAAGGGTGACTGGAACGGTGTTGGTTATACCATCTTGTCTTGCTGTTCTGCTTGGAGAGGCGAGTGGAATCTCATTACAAAAGAAAAATATAATCACAAGCCCACACTTCAGACATTGAAACAGGCGTTAGAGGAAGTAAAAAACCATTGTGGTGACATAAAGATTGCAATGCCGAAGATAGGTTGCGGTTTAGATAGGCTCAAATGGGATGACGTAGAACAAATTATAAAAGATGTATTTGCAGATACAGACGTAGGAATCCTTGTGTGCGATTGGAAGTGATTATATGAGAGAAATATTATTCCGGGCAAAACTTAAAGATGATTATTTTAACAAGGGGGTGGCAGTATGGTTTTGTTCATTGTACTTGGTTTGCAGGCAGTATATTTAAGTATTGGCTAACCCCTATTAAAAAAGAAAATTTAACCACATCTGATACTGTGTGTGTGAATCCCGAAACCATATGTGAATATACAGGTTTAACTGACAAGAACGGCACTAAGATATTCGAGGGCGACATAATTTCCAAAGATTTTTATACAGATCATAAGCAAACTAAAAGCAAAAGATTTAATGGCGTTGTGGAATATAAAGTAAGATGTGGTAAGGGTTTTGGGGCTGATGGAGAAGATTTTAAATCTTGGGCTGCTGAATGGAGTGTAAAATTTGACTTTGGGAATTATGAGCAGAAATACAGAAGTTATTCTTGGGGGTTATTCTTCGATTGTGAAGTGATAGGGAATATCTATGATAATCCTGAACTTATTGAAAAATGACAGCCACTTTTTGGCTATTCTACGTGGGTAAAATGGCAATAAAACCTACGTTTTATGGAGGTGAGCGAATGAGTAATCTTGAACACTTAATAGAGAACACGCTTATGGCTATGGAAGATGATACGTTATGCAGTAAAGATGTCGAGGAGCGCATTAAGAACGATGTCAACCTTCCACACACTTCATTGTCTGTAGATGATGTATTAGAGATATGCACATATTTCATGTATACATGGTGTGGAACTTGCGAAAAGTGCAATGGAGATAGATCGGAAATGAATACCTATAAACTGTTTATGAAACAAGGAAGGGGCTTCTTTGAGCCTATAAACGAAATAGACATTAGGCAGATTATCTCCTGTAATCCAGACGGAACTTGTCTGTGGGTGAAAACTCCCGACTACTACATGGAAGTCGATTGCCCGAATAAAAATAACATGAATGCAAGGTTTGAGGCTGATGGCAAGATAATTAATAAGTTGTTCCCTTATAGTTATACAGGCTTTATAGACGCTTGTGATTGGTTTGATGAACAGAGAGCCACCTATCGTTTTGCAAAACTGATGGAGGAATACGATGATAAAAAAATGTAGAATATGTGGTGATGAGTTTGATGCAGCTAATCCGAGATACTGCATCTGCTCAGATGCTTGCCGAAAGATAGCCTATAAGGAAAGCAATAAAAAGAACGCTCGGAGATACTATCATCAGGATGTTGTGAGGGACAGGCGTAAAATCTATTATAGAGAACACTATAAGCCTGTAGGTAAGAAGTGTGGTATGTGTGGAGATGTATTGCCTGATGGAAGGGCTACATATTGCTTGACTTGTTTATTAAAGGATCACGCGAAGAATCCGAGCATTGTTACACAAAAGAGATTGTACAATCGTGGCTTTGATAATCTCATGATCGAAGAAGAAATCGCCAGTATGGGATTGAGGTGACAAGATGACTAATCACGAATGGCTAAACTCAATGACCACACTTGATTTGTTAGACATGATATCCAAGCGTATTCCAGAATGTTTGATTTATCGCATAAACGACTGCGACTATGATGCTGTTAGGGGCAGATGCGAGAAGTACGAAGGAGAGAGTTGCCGTGAATGCCTATCAGCATGGTTGAAAGAAAATTACTAATTTTTTTATTTTTTCTCTTGACAAGTCAAGAGATTAGTGATATAATATAATTGTGGAGATGATTTTTATATCTTCACAAAATAACAAATGAGAAAAGGAGAATAAGAAATGAGCGAAACAAAGAAGAAGTCTGTGTTTGAAGCGATGTCTGCGGTAGACGTAAGTTCGTATCTGTTTGAAAAAAATAAGCAATCATATTTGCCGTGGTCGAGGGCAATAGAACTGCTGAAACTGCGCTATCCCGATGCAAAGACTACAGAGTGTACGTTCCCTACAGAAAAATACATCAACGCTTTGATGGCTGAATCTGATGGTGCAAAGCAGTATGCAACTACAATCACCAGTGTTGATATGCCTTACTTCACAGATGGACGTACTTGCTATGTAAGAACAAGACTTGAAATTCCGTCAGAAGGTGTTGACGAGTATTGCACTCTGCCCGTAATGGATTTTAAGAATCAGTGTATACCAGCCGATAAGATAACAATGAGTGATGTCAACAAGGCTCTGCGCAGATGTGCAACAAAGAATATCGCAACGGCAACAGGGCTTGGTCTTGGACTCTGGCACAAGGAAGAAGTTAGCGAGGGTGCTGCTATTGAGAATACGAAGAATGCGGAACGTGCTAATACAGCAATCGAAACCTTTAAGGCAAAGATTGACGAGGGTTATGATCGCAATAAGCTTGTTTCGTGGCTCAAGATTAACTACGGAACTTCAAATCCGCAGACAATTAAGGACGCTGATAAGTTAAATCAGCTCAAGGCAGACCTTGATAATTTAAAGGCAGAAGATTTCAAGGCTAATAAGAAATCAAAGTAATTTTGGAGGTATAATTTATGAATCAGTGTACAATTATCGGTAATCTTACAAGCGATCCCGAACTCAGACAGACCACAAGTGGCAAGTCAGTAGCAAGGTTTACCGTTGCTGTAAACAACGGTAAGGATTCCGAGGGCAATGACAGACCGGCAGACTTCATCACTTGTCAGGCATGGAATAAGACGGCGGAACTCGTGGGACGTTACTGCAAGAAGGGCAAGCCCATAGCAGTCATCGGGGCGTTTAAGACTGACAAATATCAGGACAAGAACCACGAAGATGTAACACATTACAATTCATATATTCTTGTTAATTCTATAGAGTTTGTTGGTGGTGGCAACAACAATTCACAGCAGACACAGGCTGCTCCCACACAGAATACAACACCAACTGAGCCTGTAGAAGCAGCAAGCTCAGAAGAAGTGCCATTCTAATCATAAGCGACACGACACGGTAAACGAGCCAATCTCGCATACAATTTAATAGTATGTCGGGGTTGGCTCTATTTTTGTTTTAGGAGGTAGCATGGATTTAACTAAAAAGAAGTGGAGTTTTAGTTCCTTGAAACTGTACGAAACTTGCAAATATGCGTTTTATCTCAAATACATTGAGGGTATAGAAGAAGAACCTAACGCCTTCAGTTCTTTTGGCAAACACGTTCACAGCATTCTTGAGCGATATTTCAAGGGTGAACTTTATGCGTTTGAACTGGCAGATGTTTTTGAACAAGAATATGAAACCGCCGTTCCACAAAGATTTCCATTTTGGAATATGTTCAACGCTTTCTATTCTAAGACGTTAGCTTATCTTCAGAATTTTGACGGTATAGATGGTGAAGTTCTCAGTGTAGAAGAAAAACTCGAAAGCGCAATAGGTGGCTATGAGTTCATCGGATTTGCAGACTTGATAATGAAAGACGAGAATGGCATTTTTGTGGTAGATCATAAGAGCCACGGAGCATGGAAGTCAAAGAAAGAACGTGCTGAGTATATGCGACAGCTTTACCTGTACGCACATTGTATAAAAGAAAAATACGGTGAGTTCCCTTATAAACTGGTGTTCAATAAGTTTAGGTCTGATAAACCTTTAGACGAAGAACCGTTTAACGAGGAGGATTACGCTGCAACAATAGATTGGTTTAAGACGGCAGTTGACACTATCCTGGCAACAGACGAGTGGAACTGTGAGGTAGATAATTTTTATTGCGCAAATCTCTGCAAGATGGGATGTATTTACGGAGATGAATGATTATGGGAGCGTTTAAAATTGGAAGTAAGTTTGACGGCATAGAAGAATATTGTAATTATCCATATTCTCACCTGTTTTTTCATGACAAAGTAATAGGCAAGGCAATAACGGATAATTGGCAATTCCGTCAGATAGAGAACGGTATTAAATATGGCTACTTACGCAAAGCTGAATTGAACAACGGGTATAAATTATACGAAGTGACAGCATTGGTTTTTGATAATTATAGTTACGCAACCAAACCTTATATATCTAAAGCAAGATTTGTAGCTAAAAGTGCGGACGAAGCCGAGAAGAAAATGATTAAATATAGATATTCTGGCGTATTTGCGGATAATTACGGAGAACATGAATATGAGTATAACGATGGAAGTGGCATAGTTAAGTTGAAGGCGGTGGAGTGCAATGGTTGATAAGGAATTGATACAATCTGCAAAAGAGAAACTTGGCGATAGAAATGCTGATTTAATGGTTGAGGCTTTGGATATAACGGATTATGATAGTCGCAATATGAAATGCAAGTGTGTTGTCCACAGTGAAAAAACGCCTTCTATGATATATGACAAGAAGCGTTTTAGATTTAAATGCTTTGGTTGTGGTGCGTCTTTCGATGTTATAAGTTCCTTTATCGAGGGCAAAGGAATGACATTTAATCAAGCCGTCGAAAGAGTTTTCCAAGAAGCTAATATGGAAGTACCAATGCCAGAAGTGGGTTTGCGTGATGAGGGGATGGATTATGTCTATCCTACGTTGCCAGACGGCGATATGACACCTGCCTATGAATATCTTGCAAAGCGTGGCATTAGCAAGGCTGTTGTAGATTATGTTGGCATTAAGTGTGATGATAAAGGAATAATGCACTTCCCATTTTATTCCTTTGGCGATGTTCTGACAATGGTTAAGTGCCGTCCAGCCCGTAAAGTAAATAAGGGCGAAGGCGCAAAATGTTGGGTGCAGAAAGGCACAAGCTCATCCCCGCTTCTATTTAATGCAAACCGCATCAACACCGAGTTACCTTTAATCATAACCGAGGGGTGCATTGATGCTCTTGCTGTCATGGAGTGTGGCTACTTTAACGTAGTTTCAGTGCCTCTCGGAGCGCAAAACCTTGCGTGGATAGCACAGAACTTAGACTGGCTCGATCAGTTTCAGGATATAATTCTCTGCGGTGATGCCGATGACGCTGGCAAGAAGATGAATATTGAGGCTTCATCTCGCTTGGGAACTGATAGGTGCAGGTTTTTTCGGCATCCGACTTATAAGGTCAATGGCAAGCTGAAGCAGATAAATGACATCAATGAGTGCCTTTATAGGCTTGGCAAAGAAGAAACTCGCAAATGTATTGACGCAGCCATCAATGCTCCCAACCCCAAAGTTATTGACTTTTCAGATATTAAAAGCGTGGACTGGTCACAGGTTGATGGCATATCTTTCGGTTTAAAAGAGCTTGATAAACAGTTATTCAAAGCGTACAGATCAAGCCTTACTCTTGTGTTTGCAAAGCCATCATCAGGCAAAACTTCGTATGTCAATCAGGTCATAGCATCTGCCATCGACGAAGATAGACGTGTATTCCTATACACAGGCGAATTAAGTGAAGAAATGTTCAAGAACTGGTTTAACTTTACCGTAGCAGGACGTAGACACGTTCAAAGTTTTACAAGCAAAGAGGGTAGTCCTTACTACAAGGTATCACCCGTGGCAGAAGTCAAGATTAGCGAATGCTACAAAGACAGACTGTTCATTTATCGTGACACTGAGTCCTCAAATATTGACTCTCTGCTTGCCTGTATAAAAGAGGAAATAAGGCGCAAGGGAACTTCAGTTATCGTACTTGATAACCTTATGACTATTGACATAGACAGTAAAGCAAGTGAGCTTGAGCAGCAGAAAATCATAATGAAAAAGCTGGCTAAACTTGCAAAAGACTATAATGTAGTTGTGATTTTAGTGGCACACTCCAAAAAGACAAAAGAACAGCTTAGTCTTGAGGATGCAAGCGGTACGTTTGCAATCGCTAATCTTAGTGGCAGGATGTTGTCAATGGAGCGTAACACAAACCCTGATGATAATTCCTATGATGTAATGTTCACTATTCAGAAGGATAGATTTGGTTCTAAGAACGGCGTGAAAGTACCTGTAAGATTTGACTTTCCGAGTCGTAGATTCTATACAACCGAGGAGGAGCTTGCAAAGCGATATAAATGGGACGTTATAGAGTCTACAGTCAAGGAATTACCTAAGAGTGAGTCTCTTGAACGCATGGAGATGAATGAAAGCGCAGATGATGAAGTGTTTGGATCATAAAGGAGGATAACATATGCCGTATGTATGTTTAGAATGTTGGGAAGTATACCGCTGTCCGAAAAGATCATGTTATGGTAGTCCTGTAGTCGAGATTGACGAGCTTATGTTTCCCATAATCAAGATATTAAATGACAAGGGATATAGTACCACTAACTGTTGTAGTGGTCATGCGTATGATGAATGTTGTCACCCTTATATAGCGTTTCACGAATATCTGAGGCAGGATATATTTGAGGAAGGTGAACTTGAAGAACTATTTTTAGACCTGCCGAATGGTTGGGAACTTGAAGTGAGCGACGATAAATGGTCTTTCTGTTTGAGAAACTACATACCTCATAAAGACACTATTGAGATGTATGAGGATATAGTCAATGCTAATTTAGCATTGTTGAAATATGTTGATAAGTTACCGCCTTTAGAGTATTAAGATTGGGGGATTATATGTGTGAAGAACTGAAATGTAAGGTTTGTGGCAAACTGGAAAGTGACGACTGCAACTTCCATAAAAAATATATGTTATGTAATAAACATTATTTGCAATTTAAAAGACACGGAGAATTTTTAGATCATCTCCCGAGCTTTAATAAAGAATTTCATAATGTGTGTTGTATTTGTGGTGACACTCAACACAACAACTATGGTTTCTGTAACATTGAGGGTGAATATTATGGTAAAGAGATGTGCGGTAAACATTTAAATCAAATGTATAACAAAGGTAAAATTACAGATTCTACTTCCAGCCTTCATACTCCTAAAATTAATTGGAGTGAAGATGATGTACAGACACTTATTGATGGTTATAAATGTAGAGAAGGCCTCACGGATATAGCTAATAAACTCAATCGCTCAACATCTGCTATTAGTGCAAAAGCGGCGGAGCTTGGACTACCCGATATTTATGTAAGTAAATTCAACACGAAATATAATGCGCCGTACAAAGATTATAATTGGTTAAAAGAACGCTATATAGACAAACTCATGTCTCCAGAAGAAATAGCTTTTGAGTGTGGCGCAACTCCTCGCATGATATGTAAATGGTGTGAGAAATATAAATTATATCAATTACAGGCAAAGCGCAATTCTGAAATTAATAATCAACAAAGAGAATTGATAATGTTTAGTCTTTTGGGAGACGGACATATTGATAAAAGAGAAACACATCCGCTGTTTATTGTAAGCCCCGCAATAAATCAAAAAGATTATCTATTCTGGAAGTACAATATATTAAAACCGTTATGTAATAAAGAACCTACCTATTATCAAGAACAACAAAAAAGATTTGGAGATAAGGTTTATACCGTAAAGCCTTCATACCGTCTTTGTACAAGGGTGCTCGATGAACTTTTGCCAATACGCAATATGAGTAGAAGTGAAATAATTTCGCAACTTAATGAGTTTGGATTGGCAATTCATTTTCTTGATGATGCAAGCAGAAACAAAACATCATGGGAGATGTGCTATGCTGCATTTACAAATGAAGAAAAGGAATTATACTGTGGTATACTAAAAGAAAGATTTGATATAGAACCACACATACATAAAGATACAAGATATATAGGTTTTAACAAGGCTGACTCTCAAAAAATAGATGAAATTATATTGAGAAATATTCCAGATAATTTAGACATTATAAGATATAAAATTTTAGATAAAATGTGAGGTATGGAATATCATGGAGTATTATGCTAATTATCATAAACATACTCATTATAGTAATATAATGGTTTCAGACTGTGTTGTAAAACCAGAAGATTATATGAAACGTGCAGTAGAGCTTGGTCATAAAGAATATTTTACAACTGAGCATGGTTATCAAGGCAATCTTTATGAAACTTTCACACTCTGCCAACAGTATGGGCTGCGTTGTATTTTTTCTGTTGAAGCATATTATGTTAATAATAGACATGAAAAAGACAGAGGTAACTATCACCTTATGCTTATAGCAAGGAATAAAAACGGCAGATTTTCTATAAACAAAATATTGTCTGAAGCTAATCTTACGGGGTATTATTATAAACCAAGAATTGACCTTGAACTACTTTTTAGTTTATCGCCCAACGATGTATATGTAACAACCGCCTGTTTAGGATCGCCATTATTCAAAACTAACGATTGGGAAACAAAATTTTTTCAGCCAGTATACAATCATTTTGGCGATAGTTTATTTTTAGAGGTACAAGACCATAATGACTTAGATCAGATAGAGTATAATAAACGCATACTTGAGTTGTCTGAAAAATATAAAGTACGCATCATACACGCCAATGATAGTCACTATATAAAGCCTGAAGATGCAAAATATCGTAAATTGTATGTTAATGCTAAGAGGCAAGGCAAGAGTGAAAGTTATAGCAACGAAGATAACTTTATTCTCGATTATCCAGATTATGATACTATCGTGCATAGATATGAGATACAAGGAGTATTATCACACGAGCAAATATTGACGGCTCTCAATAATACAAATATAATGGCAAAGTGTGATGAAGTATTACTTGATAAGGAATTTAAGATACCCAAAATAACTGAGGATAGTAATGCGGCATTAAGGAAGTTAATATCTGAAGCATGGGCGATTGAAAAAAATAACATACCAGTAGAGCAACACGCTCATTATGAAGAAGAAATAGAATACGAAACGAGTATGGTTGAACGCTGCAATATGGCAGACTATTTTGTACTCAATCAAAAGGTTGTTAAGGATGCTAAAGAAAAATATGGTGGACAACTTACTCATACAGGCAGAGGTTCAGCCGTATCATTTTATATCAACAAACTTTTAGGGCTTACAGAGGTAGATAGAATTTGGTCACCTGTCAAAATGTATCCGACACGCTTTCTCTCCGACACAAGAATATTAGAGACAAAATCTCTCCCTGACATTGACCAGAATTGGAGCACTACTGAGCCTATATTAAAATCAACAGCAGACTTGTTAGGTGAAGATGGCGTAAGGCAGATGATTTCATTCAAACCTTTGCAAGATTCAAGTGCATTTCGTTTATGGTGCAAAGCCAAAGGTATGAATATAAAAGAATATGATGAAGTCGCAAAAGACATTGATAAATATTCTAATGATACGAAGTGGAGTACACTTATAGAAGAAAGCAAGGTGTTTAAGGGTGTTATTGATTCCATTGCTCCTTCACCATGTTCATATCTGCTTTATGATAAACCCATATCTTCGGAACTTGGTATACTCAAAATAAAGGACGTTTATTGTTGCATTCTTGATGGTTATAACTGCGATTGCTATAAATTTTTAAAACAGGACTATTTAATTGTTACTGTGTGGGATATTATCAATCGAGTTTATGACAAAATTAAACAACCTGTTGATGATATTAAAACATTGATAAAAAAATGTGATGATAAAGTATGGAAGATATTTAAAGATGGTATGACAACTACAATCAATCAGTGCGATTCTGATTATGATAAACAAATATTAAGACAATATGCACCTCACAGTTTTGAAGAATTATCTGCGTATGTGGCTGCCATTCGCCCCGGATTCGCCTCTAACCTAAAAAACTTTATAGAGAGAAAACCTTATACTACAAATGTGCCCGAACTTGATGAACTTTTAAAAGATTCATTCCATTATTTGATGTATCAAGAAAGCATAATGTCATATTTAGTATGGCTTGGAATACCTGAAAAGAAAACCTATGACATAATTAAGAAGATAAGCAAGAAGAAATTTAAAGCCGAAGAATTAGAGAGTCTAAAAACAGAGCTTAAAAAGAATTGGATTGCCAAATTAGGTAATGAAGATTATTTTGATGCAACTTGGCAATCGGTTGAAGATTCATCGGCTTATTGTTTTAACGCATCGCATTCGGCATCAGTTTGTCTCGATGGTATGTATGGTGCTTATTTAAAGTCACACTATCCACTTGAATATTTTGAAACGGTGCTTAATATTTATACAGGTGATGAAGAAAGAACAAGTAATCTTATATCTGAGATGCCTTACTTTGGCTTAAAACTTGGCATAATAAAATTCAGACATTCGGGTGCAAATTATATTGCTGACAAAGAAACAAATACTATTCATAAAGGTTTGGAATCAATTAAATTTATGAATGAATCGATAGCAAAAGCTCTCTATGATATGCGAGATCAACACTTTGACTCATTCATAGATTTCCTCAAAGTCAACCCTTGCAACACAAGGCAGACCGAAATTCTCATTCGACTTGACTTCTTCTCAGAGTTTGGCAAGTCCGCAAAGCTTTTGGCGATACACGACTTATTCCAGAAGTTCTTCTCACGCAAGGACGGCGGTTATGTCAGCAAGAAGTCTATCAAGAAAACGGCGATAGAGCCATTCAGTATAGAGCGACTTAATCAGCTCTGCACTAAAGAAACGGCGACGGCATATCAGTTTGATGACCTTACACCGCTGATAGCAGAATATACCTCAACTATAAATGATGAGGACATAACGCCAGTAGAGAAGATAGAGGCACAGCTTGAATATCTCGGCTACATAGCAGCAACAGGTCGTGAAGAAGATCGTCGCATCGGCTACGTCAGAGCAGTCTATCCTTGCAAGCGCAAAGCCGACAACAAAACATGGGCGTATAAAGTCTCAGTGACGTTTCTCGGCAAAGGCAAGGACAGCGACTTGACAATTTACAAGGTGAGATATGACAAATGCAAACTTCAAAAGGGCGACATCTTCTATGCAGAGAGTGTTTCACCAAAGGACTATCAAGGTAGGCGGTACTGGTATCTCATGGATTACAAAAAAATCTGAAAAATTTTTCAAAAAAAACTCTTGACAAAGCAAGAAGTTAGTGGTATAATATAATTAGCAACAGGGAAGGTGTAGATTTCAACAACGTCTTTCCATTGCTATACCTTTTCAAAATAACAAATGAAAGGAGAACTTGAATGGTTAATCATAAGAAGTTTATGGACATTGAAAGAATTAAGGAAGGAATTACAGACGGATTTGAATTAGGAAACCATATAGTTATACAGGAAAAGATTGATGGGGCTAATGCAGCTATCAGATATGATAGTGAGACAAATACTGTTGTAGCTCAGAGCCGTAAAAATATACTTAATATATCAAACAACCTTAGAGGGTTTTATGAATGGACACAGACACTTGATGTAGATAAGGTAAGAGATATTCTGGGGGACAATTTAATATTGTTTTGCGAATGGCTCGTCCCTCATACCGTGAAATATCCTAATGATAAATATAATCATGCTTATTTTTATGACATTTATGACACAATATCAGAGTCTTATCTTACACAGGATATTGTTAAAGAAAAGGTTAACGCTCTTAACCTTACTTATATTCCTGTATTTTATGATGGAGAGTTTAAGTCGTGGGATCATTGTTATTCATTCGTAGGTAAGACTGAAATGGGTGGCGAATATGGCGAAGGTATTGTGGTAAAAAATCAGACTAAACTTAATGATAAAAATTCTCGCACTCCATACTATCTCAAGATTGTAGGTGAAAAATTTCAGGAAGTCCATAAAGATCACAAGAAAGTAATTGATCCTGAGAAGCTAAAGGCCAATGAAGAAAACAAATTACTGTGCGAAACTATTGTTACAGAAGCAAGAGTAGTTAAGATACTTCATAAACTGATTGATGAAGGTATTCTTCCTGAAAACTGGGGTGCTTCCGAAATGCCGATTGTGGCTAAGAATCTTTGTAAGAGAGTATTTGAGGATTGTCAGAAGGAAGAACCCGAAACAACAGCCAAGATTGAAAATTTCGGCAAGGTAGCCAATTCGATTTGCATGACTATTGCAAGAAAATTTATATAATAAAAGGAGTGTTTAAAGTGAAGTTTAAAGTTGGTGACAAAGTGGTAGTGCCTCTCAGTAAACCTCTCTTAGGTGGATTAAGTGGCATTGTCGTAGAAGCGCAAGAGAGTCCAATTGCGGATACGGCTTATTACAAGGTAGATTTAGATGGGAAAAGAGTATTTCCAGAAAGTCATCTTATAGCTGAGACAGAATACAGATTTTTGACAGGACTTAACGCCACCGCACATCAAATCTTAGCAACCTGTGGCATAAAGGCTGCCGACTCAGACACTAAAGTTTTACGTGCAAAGGATGGAACAATTATAGGCGAGTTTAATACTGGCGGTGTGTTGCCGACAAGTGAGTGGTCTAAACTTATATTTAAGAATGGCTCGTCTATTGAAGTTTTGCCACAGAAAGACGATACAGTCAGGGGTGAGAATCATTTCTGTGATGGGTTCAGAGGTGGCAAGATTCCAACTCCCGATGAGTTAATTAAGAAAGAATTTAATGTTAAATGGATTAAGGAGGAAAATAAAATGCCAACTAAATTTACATTTTATACGGAAGAAGGCTATCGCATTGATAAGTCAAACAACAGTAAAGTTGAGACAATAACAACATTCGTTAAGATTAACGGCTTTGATAACACGTATCTTGGTATGGCAACTTGCGATAAGGTAGATTACTCGGAACGTGAAGGTGTCATCAATGCACTTGCAAACGCAATGTGTAATGGCAACTTTGACCGTGAGTTCAACAAGGCGGTCAAGGACAATGCTCGTGCCGATAAGAAAAAGCGCACTTGCACCTACTGTGGTCAGCTCTTTGACACAGTAGAAGAAAAACAGGCACACGAAGCATGGCACGTTGAGCGCAAGAAGGCAAGGCGTGAGCGTTATCTTCTCCGTAAGAGAGCAAAGGAAATCGCTTTTGAGGAACAGGCTCAGAAGATAGCAAAGGAAATGATGGGTGAGCAGAAGTGACACTCATACTGTCAGCACTGGCAGCGTTCTTTAGCATACTCGGTAATGTGCTGATTGCCTTTAAGAAACGAATTGCATTTTTGATTTGGATTATAGGCAACCTGTTATGGATATGGGAGTCAATTGTAGACTCCCTCAATATCCCACTGATAGTTATGAATGCTACATATTTATTCTTAAATCTGTTGTCGTACAGAGAATGGAGAAAGAATAAAGAAGTGCATAAAGCTATTGATAAGAGCAAGCAGGAATAGAAGTTTGATTTTATTGCCATTTGAGCAACGTAGAATAGGCATTTCCCAGTGAAAGGAGAATGATAATGCAACCCATCTTTAAAGAGATGATTCAAATGTGGAATGATTTAGGCTATCCTCTGCCGATAGAGGAAGGCAAGTATTGGCTTGAAAACCACTTCGTCTGCGGATTTACAGCCGATGGTGAACTTCACAAGCTATATAAATACAAAGTGGCAGACGATTTGAGTATTGAAATAACGCCTTACAAGATGAATAAAATCAAACTTTCGCAACAGTTTGAGACTTGGCAGCAGACAATAGCAAGACTCAGTGAGGAGCTTGATGACAGAGTTGCGGAATCAACGAGTGTTATCAACAAGGCGATACGGGATTATCCGAGTCACAAGAAAGTAGTATTCACCTCTACGGGCAAAGACAGCATGGTAACTCTTGATTTAGTAAATCGTATTTTACCTAATGTGGGAGTCTACTTCAATAATACTACGCTTGATACAGGCGATACCTATAAGATGGTAAAAGCTCACAAAGACTGGACGATTATCAATCCCGACATTGGATTCTACAAGCACATCTTCAAAGAGCATTTCATTCCCACAAGATTCAGCCGTGGTTGCTGTATGGTATTCAAGGAAGGCAAGAGCATAGAATACTTTGATAGTGAACCACAGATGCTTTTCTTTATGGGCGTGAGAAACGATGAATCGGCTCAGAGAGCAGACCGACAGGATATATCGCACAATCCAAAGTGGGGAGATCGTGATTGGTTCAGTTGCTTACCTATAAGAAAGTGGAGTGAGCTTGACATTTGGCTTTACATTCTCAAAAACGGCATTGAAATAAACCCTAAATACCGTAAGGGATATAGTAGAGTTGGGTGCAGCATCGCTTGTTGCTACTACACAAAGTACACTTGGGTATTAGATAAGTATTGGTATCGCATGGCATATGACCGATGGCGCAGCATCTTGCGTAAAGACTTTACGCAAGAGAACCGCTGGACTAAGCTGAATTGCACTATAGACGAGTATGTGAACGGAGCTTGGAACGGTGGTTTGCTCAGACCAGAACCGACAGAAGAAGTTGTGACGGAGTTTATGGAACACAAAGGACTCGACAACTACGATACGGCTTTGCAATACTTCAACAAGACTTGCGAAGTGTGCGGTAGAAACGTGAGACAGAATGATGTGCTCGCAATGAATCTGAAACTTCTCGGCAGAACCACAAATAAGATTTACTGCAAGAAACATCTGAAAGAGTTAAACGGCATGAGTAATGAAGATTGGGACAACACGGTTGCTGACTTCAAGAGACAGGGCTGTGCGTTGTTCTGACTTCGCAAGGTAACAAATTAGAAGTAAGGAGGATAATAAATGAGACTCCCACTAAGTAATGGCTGTTATATTGATCCATGTAATCCAGCTCTGCTATATGACAGTCCAGATGAGCCACAGGGTGAGACAGTAGAGTTAAGTCAAGCAGAGAAAGACCGCATGGAGTTAGACAAGAAGAT